CTAAATTACTAGATAAAACTGGTAAAGAAGTTGGTCAAGATGCTGGAGTATTATCTGGTCTTGCTAGTGGTAGTGCTGGGACTCAGGCAGGTACTGCAATAGGTATAATGGTAAACAAGATGGACAAAAGTCCAAGGTCAACTGCTAAGTTTGATTCCAAGATTAAAAAAGCCCAAGGAAGAGGAAATCTTGCTAAGGCCGCTAGATTAGAAAAAAGAGAAGCTGGTTATGCATATCGACAAGAAAAAAGAGCAACTAGAATTGACCCTACTTATAAAGGCAAAACAGATAACACAAAAGCGGAAAAGCTTAAAGCAGGTAAAATAAGAAGAGCGTCAATTAGTGAAGCAAGAAAAAAGGCTAGCAATGATTATTTTGCTGGAGAAGCTGATAAAGCAATTAAAAAAGGTAAAGCAACACCTACAGTAGTAACTAAAGTAGAAACAGCTAAAGGGTCAACTACAGGTACTAAAGGGTCAACTAAAGTATCAACTAAAAGGTCAACTACAGGTACTAAAAGGTCAACTAAAGTTGGTAAAAATACTGTATTACCAAATAGTAACAAATATAAAGGGGCAACAGGGTTTTTAAATACCTCAATTAGACCTTTGGTTATGGAATTTAATAAGCCTAAACCAACAAACCCTACTGGAAATGCAGCCGCTAAAAATTCTAGAACTAATAAACCAGGTACTTACATTGGAAAACCAGGCCCATCGAATGTAAAAAACTTTAAAAATTCAAACAATGAACCAGCTGGTTTTCTAACAAATGAATGGTTTGAAAATCTATCTAATAAAGATGTACAGGCTGAAAGAAGAGCAAAATTACTTGCTTTTAAAAAATCTCAAGGATCTAATAAATAAAAAAAATTATGAAAAAAGGAAAACGATTATATTCTCCAGAACAAGGAAGTGATGCCATATGGGATGGCCCCCTAGATTTAGATTCAATGCCAAAAGGTAAAGGGTCTAGTAGTGGAGCAAACGGTATACAGCTATTGGCTCACAACGAACCAGCTTATATACCAGGCCCTATCACTAAGATAGCTAAAGGTACAGGCGGCTTAGGTATGAACTAATGGGAGTAACTGACTTGAAGGTATACACACTGAGCACTATAGTAATGTTTATAACATTAACCGAAGTAGAAGTATTATTAAAAATATTCTTACTAGCATTAACAATAGCATACACTTCATATAAGTGGATTTATTTTTATAAAAATAAAAGGAATGGAAATAAGTAAATATGTATCATACAAGGAGGGAACAAGAAGCTCTACAGCTAGCCGATTAGATATTGACAATAGCCCTAATGCCGTTCAATTACTTAATATGGTATTATTGTCTGAGGAAATATTTGAGCCTCTTAGAAAGTATGTAGGAGGGCCGATAAGAATTAACAGTTTCTTCAGATCCAAAAAATTGAATACTGCGATTGGGGGAAGTTTATCCTCGCAGCATTGTAAAGGCGAAGCTTTTGATTTAGATGATTCTTATGGTCACAAAACAAATGCAGAAATGTATAACTTTATTAAAGACAACCTATCTTATGATCAAATGATTTGGGAATTTGGTTCGGATGAGAATCCAAGCTGGATACATGTGTCTTATGTTTCTGAAGAGGAGAATAGAAATGTTAGGTTGAAGGCTTATAAGCATAATGGTAAAACTAAATATAAGGCAATATAATGGCTTACACGCAACATGGCAGTCCCTTCCTAGCAAAAAGTAAACCACCAGCTCCTTCAAAAAAGAAGTCGTTAGGCTACTATAATAAAGCAAATCCTACAGGTACAGGAACTGATGCAGGTGGCGGGATGACTGAGAAGGGTGTTAAAAAATATCGAAAGGATAATCCTGGAAGCAAGCTGCAAACTGCTGTAACTAAAGACCCATCTAAGATTAAAGCAGGTAGCAAAGACGCTGGAAGAAGGAAATCTTTTTGTGCTAGGTCAAAAGGTTGGAAGGGAGAAAGAGGATTAGCAGCAAGAAGAAGGTGGAATTGTTAAAAATAAATAAATAAATAAATAAATAATAGATATGGATAAGTCAAGAAAAAGAATTGCACAAGATTACGCTCGTAATGCTATTGTAGATGGAGACACTAAAGAAGGTAGATACGAAAAAAAGATGGCTGTAAAAGAAGCTGCTGGAGAAGGGCCTTCTATGAAGTCTAGTATTTACATGTCAGGAACATCTATGGGTAACGGTGTTAATATGAAGAGTGGTTGTCAGATTTCTAAGCATATGAAAGGCAGTGGAATGAATATGAGTGCTGATTTAAAATATATGCCTATTGATAACCGAGCTTCAAATAAATAAAAATTATGGGTAAATTATTTGATAAAGCAAAAGAATATTACGGTGAATTAAAAAAATCTCCAGATGATCTTTTAAATACAGTCTCATCTGATTTTGTAGATAGTGAGCTATTCAATACTTTTGCTGCTTCGGATCAAAAGCAGACAAAAAGAATTTTAGAAGGGCGAGGGGAACGCTTATACAAAAATCAATTGAAGTTTAATCAAGATAAAGCTATAGATGACAACATCAAAATAACAGGAGAAGGTGTTTCATCCCCTGCATTGCAAAAAAAAATAGACGAAGAAAAGTTAAGAGTAACTAATGCCGCTACAGCCTCTTATAATAAAAGCTTAGGGACTAACCTAACAGGTGAATTAGCAATGAAAAGTGCTGGCACTTCAATGGGCTCAGGAAAATTACCTATAGGTAATAACATTAGAAAATCAGGTAGTCAAATCGGCAAACACATGAAATAGTTATGGCTTTTAAACTACAAGGGGCCCCATATAAAAAAGAATCTACACCTATCTATGAGACAGATTTAGGTGATGGTATTCTAGGTCAAAGTAATAATAATGGCTCTATAGTGGTTAATAGTAAGTTAAACCCTGAGTTTCATAAGGAAGTTATTGACCACGAAAAGGTTCATATTAACCAAATGTCTAGAGGAGACTTAGATTACGATGATGATAATATATACTGGAAAGGGAAAACTTATTCAAAGAAAGATAGTAAGATAGCTATGGCTAGCCCAAAAAATTCTCCTTGGGAGAGGGAGGCTTATAGTAAATCAAAAACTAAATATAAAGATAATAAATACAATGTTTAAACCTAATATAGTAACAAGCGGATTATTAATGTCTAGTTCTGAGAAGAAAAAGAAGAAGAAGGGGGATAAAAATAGCTCCTCTAATTCGACAACACCTAAACTTGTCCTTTCAGATGATAGCACTTTAACTCCTGGAACAAACGCAAAGCCTAATTATAATGATCCAGATCAAATAGAGGCTAGAGCTTTTGCCCGTGCTAGTAAAAGAGAGCAAGATGCTATTGCTCTTGCGGAAAGAAAGCGTTCTTATAGTAATATGTCGGATAGAGAAAAGAAAAAGCGGAATAGGAAAACGAATAACCAAGCAAAGAAAATATTCAACCGTATTCGTAAACACCAAGGTGAGGCTACTGAGTCAGCTACAAAAAGGCAAAATCTTAACACGGGTGGAGTTCAAGATAAGGTAGATGCAGCAGCTAAATCTTGCGTAAAACCTCAAGGGTGCGGAACGGTTTCTCCAGCCGGAAAAAAAACCGGTAAGAAATTTGATAAGAGAATATCAAAAAGCAAGAATAAGGCTTACAAAAAAAATAATCCATAATGAAAAAAAAGTTTAAGGATACTAAGGTATCTGAGTTTTTAAAAAACAAAGCACCAGGGATATTAAATGTTATTGGGGATATACTACCAACTAACGGAGCCTTTGGAATTATAAAGAATTTAATATCTAAAGACCTATCTCTATCTCCCAAAGATAAAGAAACGGCACTAAAGCTTATAGACCAAGACATAGCTGAAATGAAAGAGGTTAGTAGCCGTTGGGCTTCCGATATGAGTTCAGATTCTTGGTTGTCAAAAAATACTAGGCCAATGTCATTAATATTTTTAACATTAATGACTGTCGCCTTAATATGGGTTGATAGTATTGAATACGCTAGCTTTTCAGTTGATATAGGGTGGGTGAATTTACTGCAAACTTTAACTACAACAGTATATGTTGCTTACTTTGGTTCAAGGGGAGCGGAAAAATGGAAAACTTTAAGTAATAATAAATAGAGTATAATCAAGTTTAATTTAATATAATGAATATAACAGAAAAAGAATTAGAAGAAGTTAGAGAACAACAAACTAAAATTGCTGAAATAAAGCAAGATTTAGGAACTCTAGAAATGCAAAAGCACGAGATACTTCACGTTTTAGTTGACTTAAATAAAGAAGTTGATAATACTAAAAAACTATTAGAGAAGCAGTACGGAAGAATTAACATTAATCTTGATGACGGTAGTTATACTGACATTGAAGAAAACATTATTAAATAATGGGGAGTGTTATAAGAAAAATCAGCATTGGTTCTGATTATAAAAATGAAGCTATGCACTACGCTGTATCACAGCAAGTGTATGGAGGTCATGAAATATCTGATATTCTCCTAGATGAGAAAGATAACTCTTATAACATTTATATAAAGAAGAACAATGAAATATTGCCTTGGAAGAAGTTTAATTCTAACATGGCTATATCTGTGGAATACGATTTACATTATTAATGAAAAGTGTAAATGATTTTATTGTAAAGCCTATAGAAGGGAGATACAATAACACAGTCAAAGTTGGAAGTATAGATCTTGTAGTTAATACAAAAATAGAAGAGTTTAAAAGCGTAAGCAAAGTTGCTGAGGTAGTTGCCTTGCCATTATCAATAAAAACAAACATAAAGATTGGTGACAAAGTTATCGTTCACCATAATATCTTTAGAAGGTTTTACGATATAAGAGGTAAGGAGAAAAACAGTAGGAGTTTTATAAAAGAAAATATGTACGCCTGCTCACCAGAGCAAATATATATGTACGGAGCTAATACAGCTCATTTAGACTACTGTTTTGTAAAACCTATAGTAAACCATGATATTTTTATTACAAGCAAGGAGAAGCCTCTTATGGGCTTATTAAAACACGGTAATAAGTTATTAAACAAACTCGGAGTTTACGAGGGTGATTTAGTTTCTTTTAGACCGACATCTGAATTTGAGTTTGTGATAGACGGAGAATTATTATATTGTATGAAATTAATTAATATTGTTGCGAAACATGAACGTAAAGGAAACGAAAAAGAGTATAATCCAAGCTGGACAAAAAGCGGTTGAGGAATTGATTAAGGTAGCTAAAGAGCCTATCGTAGATTCTGATGATGACCTAACAGCGGATAAATTAAAAAATGCAGCGGCTACTAAAAAATTAGCTATATTTGATGCTTTTGAAATTCTTAATAGAATACAAGAGGAAGAGAAAATGCTAAGTGACATTGATAAAAAAGGTGATTCTAAGAAACAACAAAATTTTAAGGGATTTGCCGAAGGGAGAGCAAAGTTCGAATAATATGTACGAACAAACATTATATAAGGTACTGGATAATTACATAAAGCCTGCCACCCTAAAAAAGAAAAATAGAGCTAAGTCTTGGAAGCACGGTTATGACGAAGACCATGACATGGTTATAATAAGTAAAACTGGTAAGATTGGAGATATATATGAGATACAAAATCTTAAAATAGCTTTACCTCTCGAAGAGAAAACTTATAAGTTTAAAGATAATAAATGGGGTAAAATTGAATACCCTAAAGAATTAAGCAGAATAAAAACAATATTTGATTGGAAGGAATACTCTGAGGAATTTAAGGAGGACTGGTACGATTACATTGAAACAGAATTTGAAAGAAGGGAAAAAGGGTTTTTATTTTATAACAAAAACAAGCCTACTTATATTACAGGTTCACACTACATGTATTTACAATGGTCAAAGATTGATGTTGGAAATGCAGACTTTAGAGAATCAAATAGATTATTCTATATTTTCTGGGAGGCGTGTAAGGTTGACACCAGGTGCTTTGGAATGTGCTACCTGAAGAACAGGCGTAGCGGATTTTCATTTATGTCGTCAGGAGAAACTGTTAACCTTGCTACAATGTCAACCGATTCAAGGTATGGTGTATTGTCAAAGTCAGGGCCTGATGCAAAGAAAATGTTTACCGATAAGATTGTTCCTATATCAATCAACTATCCGTTTTTCTTCAAGCCCATACAAGACGGTATGGATAGGCCAAAGACGGAATTAGCATATAGAGTACCAGCATCAAAGCTTACAAGACGAAAGCTTGATATTAACGAAAAGCTAGAAGAAATAAAAGGATTAGATTCTACTATAGATTGGAAAAACACTGGCGATAACTCTTATGATGGGGAAAAGCTAAAGCTGTTAGTACACGATGAGTCTGGCAAATGGGAAAGACCTAATAATATATTAAACAACTGGAGGGTAACCAAAACTTGCTTAAGATTAGGTTCTAGGATTATTGGTAAATGTATGATGGGGTCTACTAGTAACGCCCTGGATAAAGGTGGTAGCAATTTTAAAAAATTATATTATGCCTCAGATGTTGAAAAAAGAAACAGTAACGGACAAACTGCTTCTGGATTATATTCTTTGTTTATACCTATGGAGTGGAATTACGAAGGATACATTGATTCTTATGGAATGCCTGTCTTCGACACACCAGAGAATGCAATTGAAGATCCGTATGGAACACCTATTAAGAAAGGGGTCATCGACTATTGGAAAAACGAAGTTGATGGATTAAAGCAAGACCAGGACGGTTTAAATGAATTTTATAGACAATTTCCTCGTACTGAACAACACGCATTTAGAGACGAGGCAAAGGAATCTTTATTTAATCTAACTAAAATTTACCAGCAGATAGACCACAACGAGTCTATGGCTTCTAGCACATTAGTTACAAAAGGCAACTTTCAATGGAAAGAGGGCGTTAAGGATACTAAGGTAATATTTATGCCAAATAAGAATGGTAGATTTTATATAAGCTGGATACCACCAATTGGATTGCAGAATAGAATTATAGTAAAGAATGGGGGCAACTATCCAGGTAACGAGCATTTAGGTGCATTTGGTTGTGATAGTTACGATATATCAGGTACAGTAGACAATAGAGGCTCTAATGGTTCTCTACATGGGTTAACAAAGTTTAGTATGGAGGACGCACCTTCTAATCATTTCTTTTTAGAATATATAGCTAGACCTCAAACTGCTGAAATATTTTTTGAGGATGTATTGATGGCTTGTATTTTTTACGGTATGCCAATACTTGCAGAGAACAATAAACCTAGATTGTTATATCACTTTAAAAGAAGAGGTTACAGAGGATATTCTATGAATAGACCAGACAAGCTAGTAAATAAATTATCCGTAACGGAAAGAGAAATTGGAGGAATACCAAACTCTAGTGAAGATATAAAACAAGCACACGCTGCCGCAATAGAAACATATATTGAGGAGTTAGTTGGGGTTCTTGGTGATGATGAAATGGGGGACGTATACTTCCAGAGAACTTTAGAAGATTGGGCTAGGTTTAATATTAATAACAGAACCAGTCACGATGCTTCGATAAGTTCTGGATTAGCTATAATGGCTTGTAACAGGAATAGATACGCACCGATAAATAAGGTGACAAGAAAAAATATAAATCTAGGATTTAAGAGATACGATAATACTGGAGAATTTTCAAAAATAATAAATAAATGAACGTAGGCGCAAACCCAAATAGTGTATTTCCTAGCCAAGTAGTTAGTGACGCTGAAAAATCAAGCTTTGAATATGGCGTACAGGTTGGACGAGCTGTAGAGTCGGAGTGGTTTAGACAAGGTGGAATGGGAAATAGATTCTCACAAAACTACAATCATTATCATACCCTAAGACTTTATGCACGAGGAGAGCAGCCGGTACAGAAATATAAAGATGAATTAGCAATAAATGGCGACTTGTCTTATTTGAATTTAGATTGGCAGCCCGTTCCAGTTATATCTAAATTTGTAGATATCGTTGTTAATGGTATTACCGAAAAAGAATTTGAAATAAAGGCATACGCTCAAGACCCTGAAGCTATAAGAAAAAGGACTGAGTATGCCGAAGCTATTATGCAAGATATGATAGCTAAAGCTCAGATTGAACAACTTAACGCTGCAATCGGAGTAAATACATTTAATACTGAAAACCCAGAAAACTTACCACAGTCAGAAGAAGAGCTATCGCTTCACATGCAACTTGATTATAAGCAATCTATTGAGGTAGCTGAAGAGGAAGTTATAAATCAGGTTTTAGCTAAGAATAAGTTTAGTGAAGTAAAGAAAAGATTTAACTATGATTTAGCCGTGTTAGGTATTGGAGCTGCCAAGACGACTTGGAATAAGTCTGAGGGAGTCGTTCTAGACTACTGTGACCCTGCTCGCTTAATTTATTCTTATACAGACGATCCGAACTTTGAAGATATATATTATGTAGGTGAAGTAAAAGCACTTACAATTCCTGAGTTAAAAAAACAATTTCCTGATATTTCAAAGGAAGAGTTAGAAAGAGTAGAAAAAATGCCTGGCAATAGAGAATATATTACTGGGTGGAATGCTTACGATAGAAACACTGTTCAAGTTTTATTCTTTGAATATAAGACTTACAACAATCAAGTATTTAAAATAAAGCAAGGCCCTAACGGATTAGAGAAGTCAATACAAAAGACAGATGATTTTAATCCTCCTGAAAATGATACGTTTAAGAAGGTGTCAAGAAGTATAGAGGTATTATATACTGGAGCTAAGGTATTGGGTACTAATACAATGCTACAATGGGAAC